CTCGACTCATGAACTTGTGATCCATGTCCGCAACATCCTCAGCATCAAGCCATGCATCCTTGGAGTTACCTCCCGCATCAATACCAAGGAACAACACACGTCCCGCATACGGATCAGGGTATACGTCAGGCATATACACAAACGCAGTCTCAGTATAAAGCCCCTCATCGTTGACATAGATGGCATCGCCACCCTCGTCGTATCCGCCAGAACCAAAACAGTCACACTGCAAATGCTTCTGGATATCCCGCCAGTCACCTACTTCTACGTTCTCAATCGTCTTGAGATATGGATCAACCAATACACCTTTCATTACTTCACTCCTACCAATGCAGTTAGATGGAACATACTCACATCGAAACCAGACTCAAACTTGCCACGATTACAACGCTTGTATGTCAGTTGCTCACACCATGAGTCCCATAACTTCTCAGTACTCCGGTTACCCTTACATATGCTGATGTAGTTGTCGATCTTCTTCAACTTGGTATCCACCTTGGCACTCTTGATAAACTGTACATCCTTGGGCGACACCTTGTGGAATCGTCTGAGGTTATGCACATCGATGCACCCCACTCGACCGAACATCATCTGCATCACGAACCCTGCCTTAGCCATACCAAGACCGGGAACCATCGTCAGCCTCAGCATCATCATACGATCACGCTCCTGCTTCTTACGCATGTCGCCCCAGTCCCCACGCCACATGTCCATGAGGTCACTGTACAGATCCTCACGGTTCTCAAGCAGGTACTCAAGGGTCTGCTGTTTGAGACCCCACACATGCTTGGACGCTAGCCCATACCTACGATAATCCTCCATTTGTTTGGACATCGTGTGGAATGGAGTCTTGATAGACAACACAACAAACATAATTCCATCTTGCATATGCAATGCAGACTTCTGCATATATGCGTTGATGACTGGATTTACTTCACGAAAGCTCATGATTGAATCTCCTCAATTTCTGTTAAACGCTCTTGACATTTGCGAGCGCGTATCTGATACCACTCATTACCGCCCATCATACTGAACAACTCGTATGCCGTCTCGTAATTCCTACGAGCCAACGACATATAGCCACCTTCCAAGTCACCCTGTGCCTCGCTGAAGAACGACTCGGCAATGAATGATACTTGACTCTCAGTAAGATCTTTAAGATCAAACAACTTACATTCAACTTTCATAATGACTCCTTAGTCATGACTAAACTCGTTACCGTAGGCGACTCGTCATCGCCCCGTACTACTATGACAGATCTTGTCATATAAAGTTCCCTACACCTCGTATACAGCGACAACTTGTTGCCAATCTACCTCATGCAACTCGCTATCATCATGGTACAGATGCTTAAACACACGCGCAGAACCATCACCAAACTCGACACATACCTTGTCAGTGAATGATACATCAGGAAACTTATGCACCCAGACTTCAGTGTCCATCTCATTACGATGCCACTCTCGTCTCATTAACTCTCGCTCAACACGAGGATCATCACCCCATTCCATTACTCACCTCTACTGTGGTCATACACCACATAACTCGCCATCATAATGAGACCAATCAGGGAACACCCAAGACCAATCATCATCCCTTGTATTGAAGCAGACTCGTCAATCAATCCAAGTCCACTGAACAACAGGAACATGCCAAGCATGCCCATCAACGCAAACACTACGCGCATCACTCGTCACCTCTTTGTTTTATTGAGACATAAAAAAAGGGGGCTTTCGCCCCCCGTCGATTAGGCCGCCTCAGACTTCTTGGCTTGTGCTATTGCTAGCAGTTCAAGCGCAACATCCTCAGCGTCCGCCCCCAAAATGTCAGCCAGTAATCCGGCTTTGTCGTGGGTATCCTTGTCCTTCAGTATTTCGATCAACTCCTTGAAGCTAACCGCACCTGAAGCCTTTTTCATATCCTCAGACTTCTGCACCTCTGTCGATGCGTCTGGCTGAGTCTTTGAACTTGGCTCTGTCTTTCCTTCATCACCTGCTCGAACAGCCTTGTATAGCTGAGACAGAGATCCAGACTTTTGAGCCTTGTCCTTCAGAACCTTACGATTGTCAGCAGTCTTGGCAAACTCCAACACTCCCTTAGTCTGGCTCTTATAGGTGCTAGCTGTTGACTCCTTAATGATTCCCGATTCTTTCCACACCTTGGCGCATTCAGTTAGAAACGCTTCGATGTTCATATCGTTGACCTTTGGGGACATATCCTCAACTGCAGTCATTAGTGACTCCACTTGTGAAGCCTTGGCTTGCGCCTCAGCAACAAACGAACATGCATATGCAACAGCGATATCATTGACCTTAGTCATGACTAAACTCCTTAAGTAACTATGTTAATAAACAAACACGCAGGGGCTACCTGCATAACCGTTAGACAAGCCTTGTCGAATAAAGTTCCAAACTATTTTCGCAAATAGGAATCATTCGCATTTAGAGTTTCTCTTCCTTGTCGTCTCTTTAGTCATGACTAAACAGATGCGCTTGTGTGTGACTCTTTAGTCATGACTAAACAGATGCCCCCTTGTGTCTCTTTTTATAGGTGTGGGGTCTTTCTCTTATGTCTGTCTAGTGGGTGCTAGTGGGTACTGCTTAGACACACACACTTCACCTGTATAGAAACGCTTCAATCTAAACAGGCCTACCCTGCCCTATCCCGCCGGAGGGGGGTGTAGTCCTCACGCGTATATACAGATCCTGCTTAGACACAAAAAAAGGTTAATTTAGAATTATAAAAAATAATAATAATTCATAGTATTATAATAGGTGTATACTATTAGACTATTTAGTTCTAAGTATCTTGTTTTTATAACTAAAAAGTGCCTCTGCGGAGTAATCAGCACTGCTGAGACCCGCTGAAGAAAAAAGAAATACTACAATCTGTACTGTTTGTACTAAAAGTACTTGACATTTTCTTAAAAGTATGCTACAATAATACCACTTAAAAGAAACGCAAGAGAAAATATTATACTCTTTATACAAATATCATACTCTTGAGATAATACGCAAGAGAATTATTATCTTTAAATTATAATTTCATTTGCGTTTCTTGTTGTGTAACTACATAGAGTACAGGATGACTGAGAATACTCAACCTAAAAAGCGTGGAAGACCCCGTAAGGAACTTGTTGAGTCCAAAAAGGATGGCAACAGAGGTAAACGAGGTCGTCCTCCCGGCGATGCCGCTATCATCAATGAGTATAAAGCTCGTATGTTAGCATCACCAAAGTCTCAAAAGGTGTTGGATTCAATTATGGATGCCGCACTAAACGATGAGCATAAGAATCAAGCGGCGGCGTGGAAGATATTGATGGATCGTATGTTGCCTGTAAGTTATTTTGAGAAAGACAAAAACAATATTGGGCGTTCTGCTGTGTCTATTACCATTAAAGGTGTAGGTGGCGAGACTATAATCACAAATGATGAGGATATCATTGATGTTACCCCCGAATCGGATTGAACAGATTAAAGAAGACCTTGTTCGTCATGAGGGATACGTCACTGAAATCTATTTATGCTCTGAAGGCTACCCTACGTTTGGTATTGGTCACCTTGTATGCGCTGACGACATGGAGTATACATGGCCTGTTGGGACACCAGTGACAGACGAACGTATCCTTCAAGTATTTCATGATGATTGTCAAGAAGCAGTCGAAGAAGCAGAGCAAGTGGTTGATGATTTATATGCTCACCCTAGCGATGTGATTCGTGTGTTGGTTAACATGGTGTTTAACTTAGGTCGTCCACGGTTATCTAAGTTTAAGAATATGCTTGCGGCTGTCAATGCGAATGATTATCATTTAGCTGCAGAAGAAATGATTGACTCTAAGTGGTATCGCCAAGTAGGTCGCCGTAGTGAAGAACTTGTAGAGATAATGCGTGGAGCTTAATGTTGAGTTGCTTCCTTGGCAACAGGAAGTCTTTAACGATCCAACACGATTCAAGATTGTAGCGGCAGGGCGGCGTACTGGTAAGTCTCGTCTAGCCGCTTGGCAGTTGATTATCTATGGACTGCAAACAAACCGTGGTCATGTGTTTTATGTTGCGCCGACTCAGGGGCAGGCTCGTGACATTATGTGGTCTACTTTGTTAGAGTTAGCACACCCTGTTATTAAAACATCCCACATTAACAACTTGCAAATCACTCTCATTAACGGTTGCACTATCTCACTGAAGGGTGCTGACAGACCAGAGACCATGCGAGGCGTATCCCTTAAGTTCCTTGTTATGGACGAATATGCGGATATGAAGCCTAGTGTGTGGGAACAAATCTTACGTCCTGCGCTTGCTGACCAAAAAGGTGAAGCCATGTTTATTGGTACGCCAATGGGTCGTAACCACTTCTATGATTTGTACTCGTATGCAGAGATAGGTGATGATCAATCGTATAAGGCGTGGCATTTTACATCGTATGATAATCCTCTCCTTGACCCTAAAGAGATTGACACTGCCAAAAAGTCAATGTCGAGCTATGCGTTCCGACAGGAATTCCTTGCAAGCTTTGAAGCAATGGGTTCTGAAATCTTTAAGGAAGACTGGATACAGTTTGACAAGGATGAGCCTGAAAGTGGAGATTTTTACATTGCGGTTGACCTTGCGGGTTTTGCTAATGTTGAAAGTGCTACAAAGTCTAAAAACAAAAAGCTTGACCAAACAGCTATCGCCATCGTCAAAGCCAACGAAAACGGATGGTGGATAGCAGACATTGTTCATGGTCGGTGGGACATCAAGAAAACGGCTAAAAAGATCTTTGATGCTGTTGAGCGTTACCGTCCTATCGCTGTAGGAATTGAACGTGGAGCGTTAAAGAACGCTGTGCTACCATACCTTACAGACATCATGAAATCATCTCAAAGATTTTTTAGAGTTGAAGAGTTGACACATGGAAATAAGAAAAAAACTGATCGTATTGTTTGGGCGTTGCAAGGACGTTTTGAACATGGGCAAATAACATTAAACAAAGGTGATTGGAACTCTCAGTTTATGGATGAGTTGTTTCAGTTTCCTAACCACCTTGTGCATGATGACTTAATTGATGCACTGGCATATATTGATCAACTTGCTAAAGTATCGTACTACTACGATTACGAAGAAGATGAATTTGAAATACTAGACCCCGTAGCAGGATATTAACATGCAATATGAAAACGTAGATGATCAAACAAACACGCTAGAAGGTTGGGTCATTAATAAATGCAATCAATGGCGTGATCATTATGATTCAAACTATTCTGAAAAGTTTGATGAATACTATAGACTATGGCGTGGTATCTGGGCTTCTGAAGACACAATGCGCTCTTCAGAGCGATCACGTATTATTTCCCCTGCGCTTCAACAAGCAGTAGAATCTGCTGTTGCGGAAGTAGAAGAAGCTACTTTTGGACGTGGCAAGTGGTTTGATATTAAAGATGACTATCAAGACCAACAAAAAGTTGACATTCAATTTTTACGTAATCAACTAGATGAAGACTTGCACTATGTTGCATCACGAAAAGCAATTGCTGAATGTATTTTAAATGCGGCTGTATTTGGCACAGGCATTGGTGAAATTATAGCAGAAGAAATAACAGAATTTAAACCTGCTACTCGTCCTGTAATGGATGGAGCAATGCAAGCAGTTGGAGTTGAAGAAGCACAACGCACAGTTTTTAAATTGCGTCCTGTGATGCCACAAAACTTTTTAATTGATCCAGTAGCTACATCTATTGACGAAGCTCTTGGTGTAGCTATTGATGAATTTGTTCCAATGCACCAAGTCATAAGGTTACAAGAGCAGGGTATTTATACTAATGTTTCAATAACTCAGGCTTCTCCTGATGTTGATCTTGAACCAGATCAAGACTTTACTATTTATAATGACGACAAAGTACGTTTAACAAAATACTATGGATTTGTTCCTCGTGAGTTGTTGTATGCAAATAATGAAGAAGTTAAATTATTAGCTGAAGAAGAAACCAGTGAATACGTAGAAGCTATTGTAGTAATTGCAAATAACGGAACATTACTAAAAGCTGATGAAAATCCTTATATGATGCAAGATCGCCCAATTGTAGCTTTTCCTTGGGATGTTGTACCTAGCCGTTTTTGGGGACGTGGTATTTGCGAAAAAGGGTACAACGCACAAAAAGCACTTGATACTGAACTGAGAGCACGAATTGACGCACTTGCGCTTACTGTACACCCTATGCTTGCTGTTGATGCTTCACGTCTTCCTCGTGGAAGCAAGTTGGAAGTTAGACCCGGCAAGGCCATCCTTACGAACGGCAATCCCTCAGAAATCTTACAGCCGTTTAGATTTGGAAGTCTTGACTCCAACACATTTAACCAAGCGGCTAATCTCCAACAAATGGTTCAAATGGCAACTGGAGCTATTGATGCGGCAGGCATTCCCGGAAGTATTAATGGAGAATCTACAGCCGCAGGTATTTCAATGTCACTAGGCGCAATTATTAAACGTCATAAACGTACATTAATTAATTTTCAAGAAGCATTTTTATTACCATACGTAACTAAAGTTGCTCATCGTTATATGCAGTTTAGCCCTGAGTTGTATCCTGTACGTGACTATAAATTTGTACCATCATCATCTCTTGGCATTATTGCTCGTGAATATGAAGTAACTCAACTTGTTCAGTTATTGCAAACAATGAGTCCTGAGTCTCCAATGTATCCAATGTTAATTGAATCAATTGTTGACAACATGAACTTAAGTAACCGCGAACAAATTATTGAAGGACTACGTCAAGTAAACCAACCTAACCCGCAACAACAACAAATACAACAAGCGGCTATGGAAATGGAAATGACACAAAAGCAATCAACCATTCAAAACATCCAAGCTCAAACTGCAGAAATTATGTCTCGTGTACAGCAGAACTCTGTTGAAACAGAACTGTTACCAATTGAAGTGATGGGTAAAATTACTGATCCTGAAGAGGTAGACTTTAAACGTAGAGTTGAGTTAGCTAAATTGTTACTAAAAGAACGTGACATTGAAGCTAATAATGAAATTGTTAAAGCACAAATGAGAAGTTCAGATGCAAGTAACTAAACAAGAACTAGACAAAGTTTTAATTGAATTAAATAAAATTTTAGTAAGTTTAGATAATCGATTACAGGTTCTTGAAAAAACTCGTACTACAAGAAATACAAAAAGTCAAGCAAAAGACTTGACAAAAGAATAAATTTGTGGTATAATATTTGCATCTAAATTAAGGAGAAACTCTATTGAGTCCTGAAGATGAAGTTTATTATGAAAACTATCTTGGCTTGTTTATTCATCCCGGTTGGAAACAATTTGTAAATGAAGCTCAAGAACTCTTAAATGCTTATAGTATTGAAGAAATTAAAAACGAACAAGAATTATTTTTTGTCAAAGGACAACGTAGTTCACTTTTAAACATTACTCGTTTTGAGACAGGAATAAAAAATGCAATTGACATGGAGGCGGATAGTGATTCGTCGATATGATTTCAAATGCATAACTTGTAACCACATAGAAGAGCAATGGATAGATTCTAATGATTTATTCACAACTTGCTTTGAAT